AAAAGCTTGCCACAGCGCAGAGTAAGAAAGACAAGCTCCCCCATAGATCACCAGAACGCAAGAAAGCTGCCAAGAAAGTCAGTCATATCTATGAACGACTTGGTAATCTCAGAGATAACTTTGCTCATCAACTAAGTCATCGGATAGTCAATGATTATGGCATAATCTGCCTTGAAGATATAGATATCAAGAATCTCATTGAAAAGAAACCTCACATGGCCAAGAGCGTGCTTGATGCAAGCTGGAATAGATTCAGGACTTACGTTACGTACAAGGCTGAAAGTGCCGGTCGTAAAGTGGTCATGGTTAATCCTGCATATACATCTCAGATGTGCTCAAGCTGTGGTTCGATAGTCAAAAAGGATCTCTCAGAACGAGTCCATAACTGCCCGAAATGTGGCCTAGTCATGGACAGAGATCTCAATGCAGCTAAAAACATTCTCAGACTGGGATTACAGTCTGTGGCGAGAGCCTAGATGCCCGCTAATTAATTGGCGGGAGTAGTCACTAAAGCCTATACGATCGTTGGTGGACCAGGGCGGGAGTCTCGTTCTAACTTTGCCCAAAGAGTGGACCACCAAACACGGCCTGCAGAAAGGGCAGTACGTGCGAATCGACGAAGAAGGTGATGCCCTTCGGGTGTTGCCTTGGAAGGAGGAAAAATGACAACCCTCAAAGAAACCGAAGCCCGGAAGCATTTGATAGAAGAATCGATGGCAGACATGTATCCAGAGCCGGAGGAAAAAGCATGAGTGGATATTCTTGTGCCGAAGAAGCGGCGGAAGCGGAAGCTTACGAGCGGGAAATGGAAGCAGCAGCTCAGGAAGAATATCAGGCCGAAATGGAAGCCAATGCGAGAGCCAGCGAAGGCCTGCGATATACAGACGAAGTAATTGAAGAGAGAAGAAGGAGGGCGCAGTAATGGCAGCCAGAACCATCACAATGGACGAGCTAGGCGCAGCCGTCAAAGAGTACGCAGCCCGCCACGAGCTGACCGTATCCAGCAACGAGAAGGGCTTCTGCCTGATGCCCGGAGATGTGGTCATCACCCTCCTGGATGGGAAGCCTTCCTGCTCCAATGCGGAGATCCTGGATAGCCTGATCGAGATCCTGATGGATCTGGCCGAGAACGCCCCCAAGTCCTCAAATCTGGCCGTTCGGGGCATTGGGCGGATAACTAGCCGATCCCAGGCCGGAAGTGTCCCCGGAAGCGCCCTAGAGGCCGTCAGGGAATGCCAGGGCACCGAGAAGACCACCTACTCCACCGGAGGAGGCCGGAAGGCCGCCAGCGCCAAGACCAACATAGCCGCGCTGATGGAAGCAGGCGGATCTCTCCAGATCGTTGGCCGCGAGCATACTCCTACATACATGGAGGTCGTGGTCCGAGCATCTATCCCGGATGGAAATGCCAATCGTGTAGTGGAAAGCAGTATGTCCATCTGGAAACAGGAGTACCTAGCTAAGAAGGCCTGGGACTGGATAGTGAAAGTCCTGATGGACGAGCCGGGCATCGTCACGGGCACCGATGAGTATGGGATGCCAGAGTTCAGGGAAGGTGCGACCATCAAGGTACGGATATCCGACGAAGGCAAGAGCGTCCTGGTCCCTCTCCCGGCCAAGATAGCCCTCTGGAGGGAGCTAGCACGGGAATGGCAGTTTGCCGGGCGGGTATGCGAAAGCAAGGCATACAGCCGGGCAGCGGACATGCTCCTTAGGGGGGACTGGCAATCTTCGGAAGAGCTGAAAGAAGAGCAGGCAGAAGTCGCAAAGATCCAAGAGGGCAAGGCATGAGGCCCCCCACCGACCGACCGGCGATACCAGCAGGATGCGAAGCACGCGCCAGGATGGATCTTGAGGAGGTCGAATGATCTACCTGTCCATAGACAGCAACGAAGCCATGCGGCCGCGTGCTGATCTCATCCGGAAGGTGGTAGAAACCGATGATCGGTTCTGTCTTTCCAATGGTCGGTTGGACACCCCGTTTGATATCAGGTTCGATACGGAGGATGTCTGTGAAAACCTTAACAAAGGCATCAATTGCGAGCCCTGTGATCATGGTCCATGCATCAAAAACAGAACGCTGCATATCGAAATCAAAGATTTCTCCGAGGAAGGCAACAGCGATTACCTGGCAAGCATCCTGAGCGGGCACTTGTGGGGACAATGTCTCGCCGCGCGAGAGCTGGGCGAACCATTTGTTATAGCCGTCCTGGGGGATGATAATGACGTGGGCGCGGCCATCAGGAAAGCAGCCAGCCGGAAGCATCGAATGGACCCAAAAAAGCTCATGCAATATTATGAGATGGTGGAAGGCTTCGAGGCGAACTGCATAGGCGTCGGGATTCCGGTCTGGCGTCTCAAGACCAATCCCTATGGCAGAATCCTGCTTCGGGTTAGGAAGATCTTGGAAGGCGGCAATCTGTCGGGTTTCGCACCCAAACCCGCAGACGGAGAACGAAAGACCGTGGGTCTTTCAATCCTCGCAGGACGCGGTGTGGGCCCCAAAATGGCCGCAAATATCCTGGAGAGGTACAATCTGTGCCTGATCCTCAGAGACGGCTTCTGCGGCGATCTGGTGGACTGCGAGGGCATAGGTCCGAAGAGAGCGGAGACGATCAGGAAGAATTTGGAGGTTTTGGATTGATATCGTTTAGAGGCAACTGCAAGCATCTGGCCTTTCTTTATGCCAACGACCGGACGCATTTCGATAAGCCCGGGTGCCTAAAGGGGCATGGTTCATGGCCCGGCGACTGGCAGTGCGGCAAATGCTGTTGGGATTATGATAAGAGGGCAGGAGCATGAGTCTAATTTCATGTCGCTGGATGCGGTTATCCACCGAAAGTGGAGACGTTATCTGCACTTACGATGATTCTCGCGGATGTGGAATCTGCCCATACCGGTGGCAGCTGGGCGAATGCCCGATAGCTGATGAGGTGATATAATGAACAGTCCAATAATTTTTGACATAGAGACAATTCCAGACAGATTGACCGAATACAACCAGGCTTTCCCAAAGTCGAAAAAGAAGGCCGGAATCCATGCCATCATCAGCCGCGTGGTCGCCGTAGGTTATGACCTGGGTGGCTGCCGGAAGGTCATCATGGGCGAGGAAGAGGAGATCCTGAAAGAGTTCGCTGATCTCCTAAACGAGCACAGAACGGCCACATTGGTGGGCTACAATGTGAAGAACTTCGACATCCCCCTCATCAGGCTGCGGGCCGCCAAATATGGTATCAAGCTCTGCCTTCCGGACCGGAGATCGCAAAGGATATGTGATCTTTTTGATGTCCTGGGGGGGAAATGGCAGACGGACGTGTCCGCGTGTTCGCTCAGCGAGCTTCATTGGTTTCTCTATGGGGCTGGAAAGCAATCGAACGGTTCCGACATAGCCAAGATGTGGGAGGACAACGACCCGGAGGGCATTCGGGCTCATTGTCTGGAAGATATCGAGATTACGAGCAGGATCTACAACGATTTCAGGGGGACGCTCTGGTGAGCCGCGGCCCGATCAGGCACCGGGAAGACTTGGGGGTCTTGCCGAAGGAGGATTCGTTTGTCTTCCAAGACCACCTTCCCGGAGTGGCGGGTGGCCTGGTCCGCTACTGGAAGGATAGGGGCCTCATCCAGCGGGTGGGAACCGTTCGCAAGAATGGATCGGCAAGGAGAGGTGTGTGGGAGCTGACAGAACGAGCGAGGAGGATTTTGGGATGAGTCAGGAGGACATATTGCGATGGCTTGGGGCGAATCCGGGCTGGCACAAGACGCTTGTAGTGGCAAGAGGGCTGGGAAAAGCGACCAGGAATGGCGACATCAGAAGCCGAAAGGCACAGTATGCGAAGGGGTGGAGCGCTTGAGCCATCTGCAAGATTGCATCATGGAGTACTTGCGACAGCATCCCAAAGGGGCAACGGCTGAGACTATCGCAGAGGGTATAGGATCGACAAAGCACGTTTTGTGGCCTTCAATCAGAGGGCTGGAGCGGTGGAAGATGGTAGAATCGGAACGCGCTGAGCACGGCAAGATCTGGAGGGCGATAGAATGAAGAAAGCCGGCTGGCCGAAGGCAAGGCTAGCCCATTCTTTTGAGGGACGGGTGGGGCAGGCTTGGAGGCCTGGTAAGGTCCCAAAAGAGGGAATTGACAAAAATGGAAACCGACGGGTATTCCTGGTCGAGGAGGGCCATTTCAGGTGCAAGTGTGGGTCTGTCGTCCGCATCGACAAGAACGGGTTCGCTGCATGCGAATCCTGTGGGGAGATCTTCAACGATCGCAAGACCATCCAGGGCACTGAGTACCACATGAGCAAGGCAAAGAAAAAGAAGGCCATGCGGGAATTTGCGATGAGCCTCGTCTCAAGAAAAATATAAATAGGAGAAGCTTCATAAAGTCATTTGGACGGCAGATCTCCGTCTTTCTTTTGCGTAAGCTTTCTCAATGTGATTCTCAATGTCCCTTCTCACCAAACGCAAGAAGCCGTATCGGAAGGCGGCTATTTATCCAAATTTTCCGTATCTGTATGACGAAGAACCGGACGAAGTGTGCCGGTTCCATAAGCACGAGGCGACATGCCAGACAGAATAATCGATCTCGACTTGTGGGAAGACGGTGCCGCCAACCAGCTCCCGGCTATCACAGTCACTGGCCAGGGCCTCCACTTCGAAGGCAGCACGGCGGAGTTCGACCGGCTGCTGTTGATCTTGGGCGGATGGCTTCGCCCGTAATATCCTAATCATCCCATGCACCGCCTCATTGGCCTGGCGGAAAAAGGACTACGCTAGCCCTCTGGTCTTCAATGGCCGAAGAGGGCTCCTTGTTACTGCTCTGAGAGGAACTTTGCTATGCCGCGACGCTGCGATATAGACTGGAGGTGCATCCAGGAATGGAGCAACCACGATCTGGATTTCGTCGAGGAAGCCATCCGGGTCGAGAAAGCGCTCAGAGCGGCATCGCCGAAAAAAGGATTCTTGGCTAGAAGGTAGGGATTTTCTTGAGACTCATATTTGGATTACTCCTCTTAGCTTTGCTTATCGGCAGCTCTGTGGGTGTCTATCCAGCTCCATTCCGGTTCTCCGACATCCAGGCACCCCCTATCGTGATGCCCGAGCTGCAGACGGTCAACATCTCCCATCTCAACATCACGTTTCCCGAGTTTGGACCCGAGATCGGCGTATCCCCTGTGGAGATCGAGCTGGAACCGGAGGCTGAACTCGAACCCGAGCCAGAAGCTGAACCAGCGCCGGAGCCAGAAAGCTCCTATGACGTCCGGATCTACCAGCAAGACAATTTCATTATCACAGAAGCCGCCGGAGAACCCATAGCAGCATTGCCCATTTCATCGGATGCAGCAGGCCTGTTCAAGGCGGCGGTAGATGCTACTCCAGACGGTGGGAGCCTGCATATAGGCGCGGGCCATTACCTCTTATCAGCTCCTTACCCATTTGCACTCAATCCGGACGGCTCCAACATATTCTATTCTGCTATCCAGGTACTCGACAAAGACATGTACATTACCGGGGATGGGATGGGCAAGACCATCATCCAGCTGCTTCCCGGCCAACGCAGCCCTTCGCGGCACGTTGCCATGATGCTCATCAGGGGCACCATGGGCTATGATCCGGGGTACGAGAGTTTCACCATCCAGCACCTCACCCTGGACGGCAATCGAGCCGCCCAGATAGACGGCCAGCCCCACGACGGTGAAGGCCTGATCCTGGTGGGGTCCGAGCGGAAGAACGGCCTATACTACCAGCTCAACCTGAAGAACTCTTGGGGATCCGGCCTTTACCTGGGGAACAACGGAGCCGGAGATAGCGGCACCAACGAGATAGTCTCCGTTGTGGTAGCCCATAACTGTAGTGCTGAAGGCATCATACTCGATACCTGCCACAACAGCACGGTGATGGATTGCGCGGCCTGGCAGTGCAGGGAGGGCTTTGTTCTCTATGGGAACAACGACTGGCAGACAAGAAGCCAGGATAATGTCGGTGTCCACGGTTTCTGGACCGACAGCCAGGTGACCGTCTGGCAGGTCAACGACTTCACCATAAGCGATCTAAATATGGATTGTAGCCAGACCACGGGATCTTACGGCCTGATGATCCGGGATGGAACGGGCCTGGTGGAGAACTCCGTTCTGAAGAGCAGCCAGACCAGGGAGGACTCGACCGGTGGGGCGACGTACATCACCGAAGGCTCCAAAGTCGTGTTCGGAGACTGCATACTGGAAGGCTATTTTGGTATCCATGCAATAGGCCGGTCCTATGTAGAGGCTAGGAACTGCAAGATCACGGCCCCCGGTGGATGCTTCTGTACTACAGATCTGGTGCCTGTACAGAGCACCATAATCGCAGAAGGATGCACGTGGGCAGGAACCAAGACGGTCATGCAGGAAGGGGCAACATTTTCGGAGAGAGTGTGAATAATGGACCCAGACTTAAATCAAAAGCTCGCCGCTTACGGGATGCGTTTGGAGTTCTGGAAGGTATCAGACCTACAGAAACTGGCCGAGAAAACCAAGAATCCCAGTATCGAATATCTCTTATCTCGCCCTTTCCTGAAGAGGATCAGACCACTAAGATCAAACACATCCTCGACAATTTCGAATGTCCGCAGTGCAGATCTCTGACAGACAAATAACAATTAAAACACATCGCGGCATATTACTTTCACCCTACATTTCAGGCTATCATCCTCAATCAACCGCGATTACATCGCAATTATCCTGCAATTCTAGCCTAATTATGGGTGATTTTTCGGGATATTTGGCACATCAATTGATCTTTCAATTCGAATAGTGCCTCCTCATATTGATTTAGAATTCTTTAGAAATAGGTGCATACCAATGGCAAAGGAGAGAAAAAAGCCAGGTCCAAAGCCAATCCCCATAGATTATGATGCTGTTGCGTTCTTCTGCAGGAGCCAAATCCCAGATGCAGCCCTGGCCCGTAAGCTGAACATATCTCCTCAGGTGCTCAGCAACCGGCTGAAGCGCGACCCCAAATTGAGGGAAGCTAGGGAAGGCGGTGCCTGGGATGGCAAGAACATCGTATCTGATGCGATGTTCAGAAAGATGCTGGATCGGTATATGACGATCTGCAAGGACTGCCAGAAGATCAGGTTCTCGTTCGAGAAGTTCTATGACAAGTGCCCTTACTGCGATCAATCCAGGCCGATAGACCCGGAAACCGGCTTAGACGAATATGGGAACGATCACACCAACGTCAAGCACAAGTTCATTCCCGGAGATACAAACATCATGATCCACTGGAGCAAGAAGCACCTGGACATGGGCGACCGAGTAATTCACGAAGGCAACCCCACCCAGCCATTGGAAATAAATGCCGTGATCGAGACACCCGCCCAGAGGCTCGCCCGTTACAAGGGTTATTTTGATGAAATCGATAAAGACACGGGGAAGGCAGGTAAAGGAAAAGAAGCCACCGAAGATAACGGACAAGCGGCTGATCTTTCTTAAAGAGACCATCCTCGATAACAAGTATTGCATCCACAAGCCCACCCGGAAGCAGACAGAGTTCTTGCTTCGCCAAGAACTCGAAGTTCTGTACGGCGGGGCCGCCGCCGGGGGAAAATCTGATGCTCTGCTAATGGCAGCTCTTCAGTATGCGTGGGTCCCCGGTTATGCGGCCCTCATCCTCAGACGCACTTACGCAGACCTGGCTCTTTCGGGGGCCATCATGGATCGTAGCCTCCAATGGCTTTCCGGCAGCGATGCTCACTGGGATGCGTCCGGCCACAAATGGACTTTTCCATCCGGTGCAACGCTCACCTTTGGATATCTGGAAAGCGAGCGCGACAAGTATCGTTACCAGTCGGCGGAATTCCAATTCATAGGATTTGACGAACTTACACAGTTCACCGAAACACAATACTCTTACCTATTCTCCCGACTTCGCCGGTTGAAGAACACTGATGTGCCCTTGAGGATGAGGGCAGCTAGCAATCCGGGTGGTGTTGGACATGAATGGGTCAAAAATAGGTTCAAGATAGATACTGGGGGTGATCCGGAACGCCCGTTCATAGGGGCCAAACTCGATGATAACCCGCACGTCGACCAGGAGGCATATGAAGAGGCATTGAGCAAATTGGATTATGTCACCAGAGAACAGCTTCGGCGCGGAGACTGGACCATAACGCATAGCGGCGGCATATTCTTCGAACCTAAAACCTGGCCGATCAAATCGCCCGACATCAACAACAATCCCGAATTGCAAAATTGTGTTCGTTACGCTTCCTGTGATCCGTCCGAGGGCGGCAACGATTATGCTGCCATTGGTGAAGTAGTTCGCTTACCGGATGGTCGTCTGCTGGTCTGGGCATGCGACATGGCAGTTGATAATCAGAGTGCTACCATTGGAAAGATCATCGAGTTTCAGCGATTATTCAACAACCGAGTATTCTGGATTGAGGCCAACAGCTTAGGTCACGCCAAAGGCGCGGAAGGTATGAGCCTCTTCGAGAAAGACTTGCGAAAAAGGATGGTCGAGGCGGGCGTCACGGTCCCCTTCAAGTTCATTTGGAACACCGCCAACAAGGAAGCCCGAATCAGATCGATGGAACCGCATTATAGCAATGGGACGCTGCTGTTTCGATCAGATTGGGCTGCTGCTTATCCATCTCTGATCCAACAGCTCAAGGCATTTTCTCCAGATAGCAAGATGCACGACGACGGCCCAGACATGCTTGAGATGTGTGTGTCTGGTATCTTAAATGGGAGAAAACCAAGATCGTACAACTTCTCAGCACCATCTCAAATATCCAGCTCAGGAATCCCGATACCATGACGACAATTCATAGGAAAATTCGCAATGCCGCCGGCACCACCGGCAAATCCCAGGTTAACCTGTCGTCTTCGGGGTTCGCTGCAGTTGATCGTAACATCACCGCTTCGGCCATCCTGTCTGCTCTATCGGTTCCGCCGGTCCAAGGGCTCCTCTTGCCCATAAGCAAGATTGCCTTCAACGGCTATGATATCGTCCCTAGGCCTCCTGAAGAGGAGAAGGCGAACGAAGCCAAGATAGCCGAAGCCCGCCGGGGCCTGCGCATGGCCGATAAGGTGGTTCAGAGCAGGTCAAACATCAGGCAAACCTTCTTTGATACGCTGGGCTTCAGGCACTCGATTTACAATTACAGTCTCAAAACAGAAGAGCAGTGGACCATCCCGGACGTATTCAAGCATCTGCCGGCGGTCTCCTTCGAAGCTGCTCCGGACAACACCAGGGGCAGCGACCGCTATTTCTCCGATCCTCTCTTGAAAGGCATAGTCACCGACGCGGACGACGATAGCATCCACTATTGGCAGTCTCAGAGCCGGTCTGGCAAGCCGGTAGAGATCGAGGCTGACCAAATATTCCATATTCAGGACCGGACGCCTGGTGAGCTGTCTTACATAGCCTCTATCATCCCCACCATCAGACAATGGGGCTTTGCCAGAAGCCAGGCGGTCATGAAGTACCTGCAACGGGTGGCAGCCCCTAACGCGGTTGGGGTAATCGACTTCCAGTACGTCACCGCCATGATGGGCGATGGCCAAGGAGACGAAGGCTACACTGGCACAAAGATAATGGGCATCCCGTCCGAGGTATGGGATTATCTTGATAAAGTGATTAAGGCCCAGTCCACTGACACCGCTTTCCTGATGCCTCCGGGCACAAAGCTAGATTATCCGACGCTCTCCGCCAGGCCGCCGATAGAGATTGATCAGTATCTTATTAGGGAGATCACCAGTCATCTCATCCCGGTAAACATCCTGGATACTTTGGGAAGTGCCATAAGCAAATCCAGTGCTCCGGCTCTCGAACTGTTCCAGCTCATTGTAAACGGCTGGAGGGAGATCTGCGCTAGGCCTTTTGAGGAGTTCTATTCGAAGATCCTGGAGGACAACGGTTTCTTTGGGTGGTCGTGCGAATTCCAGTGGTGGCCGACAGTCCCCGAGGACAAAGCCCAGGTCCACAAGGAAGCTCTGGATGGAGCCATGAACCGGCTGATCACGGTCAATGAATACCGGGCCATTCATTCGTTACCAGAGCTGGATGACGCTGCTTTGGCCCAAATGTCAAACGAGTATAACCAATTGGGCGGAGGCATGTTATGAGAGAGGAGTTCCTTGTTTTGCGGGCCCTCCGGACACACGGTATCCGGACGCGGGGCTTCGTGCTGGATGTATCCCCAATGGCCAGGCGGCTGAAGAAGATCAGCCAGGGCGCGGCCACACTGGAAACGAAGTGCAAAAAGAAAGGGAAGAAGTAGGTGATCACTATTACAGAAAAACAAGAGAACTCTGAGGTCTCCCCTGAATACCTCAAGGCCTTCCACAAGTTCGTTACCGGCCATCCTCTCATCTATGATCAGGTTAAGGCCGAGATCCACAAGCGGGCCAGAGGATCAGCAGGAGGCCAGGCGAAGGCCCGTAAGGCCCAGGAAGAGGATATCGAGCTAGAGGACATAGAAGAACACCTTCTGGCCGGAGAAGGCCCGCTAAAGGTCACTAACGCAGCCCATGTGGAGGGCGAAATCCTGGAGACTGATGAGTACTTCGATGTGCCAACGGTCTTCGCCAAGGAGGGCGTCTTTGTTGGAACCAACGGCATCCCGACGCTCAAGCGGTACGATGTCCTGAAGGCCAATGCGCCGCGATTCTTAGGAGTTCCGATCACTGACAAGCATCTGGAAACGGATACATTGCGGCCCGATGACAGGTGGCTAGGTCACGCTATATCAGCCACTCCGAGGGACGACAAGCGGGACATCTTTGGAATTTCCAGATACTACAAAAAGTATCTGTTGCCGGATGAGATCGGCAAGATCCAAAACAAGCAGTTCCCCGACGCGAGTCCGGGATATTTCACGATTACCAAACGCGAGACGGGCGAGTTTGAAGGCAACAAATACGATGCTGTAGAGCTTGGCCCTTATAATGTCGTAGAATATGCGAACTTCTTCTCAGGGACAAAAGGAGCCTGTTCGCGTGAGATGGGATGTGGCCCCTTCCAGAACGCCTCCCCGGAGCCCGATCCGTTCGAAGAACTGATGAAGGCGCCGTCGAGCCATGTTCTGGTTGACGGGAGATTTGTGAAACGGTGCCCAAAACAAACAAACGAGGCTGACAAAATGGAAGAAATTGAGGCCCTCCGGGCCGATTATGAAAAGCAGCTTAATGCTGCTAATGAGAAGGTGACCTCCCTGGAGGGCATCGTCTCTGAATTGAGCGCCAAGCTCGATGGCCTGGCAACCGAACACAAGCAGCTCAACGAGGCTTTCACCAGCAAGGCAACGGCAGAGGCCGCAGCTTCTGAGTCTGCTCACAAGGAGGCCTTCAAGAAGCAGCTCAATGCTGCCGCTGCAACTGAAATTGATACCCTCTGGGACGAGGTCCGGGATATGAACCCCGCGACTTACGAGGCCTGGAAGATCACCAACTCCGCCAAGCTGCTGACCGAAGCCGAAGCCAAGACCCTGGCCGGTAAGAAGACTCTCAATTCTGCTGATGTGGTCGAAGCTGCAAGAGCCAAGGCCGATGCAACCCTGTTCAAGAGGAGATGATTAACAATGGTAGTAAATAGAAAGACCGCTGTCTCTGGCAGCCAGTGGTATGTATCTTATCCCGCCGCTTCCCGTATTCCCGTTGGCGGCGTGGTAGCTCTCAGCTCGGCCACCGCTGGATCGGAAACCGTGGCCGCTGCACAGGCAGAAAACGCCATCATCGGAATAGCCGATAACCGCCCAGAAGGCCTGACTAAAGGCAAGTACGACGGGTTCTTTGAACAGTATGAGCAGGTCCCCATCGTGGACGGTGTGGGCTATGCCCTGGTAATGGCCAACGGCGCTGACGTCAACGTGGACCTTGGCGACTTCTTAGAGGTTGCTGTCCTTGGTGATGGCACGCCTGGCAATCACGGCCTGCTAGAAGAGGCAGGAAGCACCGCAGGAACAACCTTCACGGTATCAACCGTCGCAAAGGCTCTCCAGAGCGTCACAATGGGCTCCAAGAGCTACAAGACCCCAGCGTCTGATGTCGCTGTGGGCGACACAACCGTCACAATGGCCGCTGGCGAGATCGCCACCATGGGAATAGCTGTCGGTGATTACATCTGTCTGGAAGACCTGGATGGCGCTTGCCAGACAAACCGCGTTGCGTCTCTGACATCTACTGTCATAACGCTTGAGATCCCCTCAACCGTCGCGCTCGTGTCTAACGATTCCGACTTGGTGACCAGGTGCTACCCCTGCCTGGTAAAGCTGGTGAAATAAATGGCTACTGATATGCTTTACGGGTCTGGTATTGTCCCTGGCACATTTACCGCGACCTTCTACGATTACATCAACGATTGGTATGATGTAAATCTGGATAACCAGATGGCCAGGAAATGTACCGTTCTGACTCAGGTGCCGGCCACAACCGAAGCCTACGAGGCCAACAAGATTGACTTCGCCGGTGACGACGTGGTGCCGAAGGCCAAGAAGACCCCCGGCGTTGAGGTCTCCCTGGGAAGCACAACCAGCAACACACCGCTCTGGCGGTGGGCTGATAGCTTCGTCATGAACGAGGACGACCTGGCCAAAGACCCCATGCTCCAGAGGAGATACATCGAAGGCTGCATGGCCAAGATCTTCCGGGGTGAGGATAAGGTCTGGTTCGCTGGCAGGGCCGTCAATAACATCCCCGGTGTCGCTACTTGCGCAGGCCTGAACACCAACGGCAAGGTTGTCGCCTCCGGTGCTTCTGGCAGCGATACCAATAACATCGGTGCCTGGCTGACCTCCGATACCAACAGGGACATCTACGAGGATCTGAGGGTTGCTAGGGGCAAGCTCGATTCCAAATACCGCACCAACCTGCGAAACCTCTACCTGATCGGCAATGCCGCCGCTATGGACGCTCTCTTCCAGAAAGATCCCTATTCTGACAGCTCAAGCCTGATCTATGAGTCCGTTGCCCCTCTGTTTGGCAGGACCAAGAATGAGCCCATGTCTGATTGGGCGATCATCAACGATTCGGTGACGGCGAACTACGTCTACATTGTCACTAAGAGCCGGGAAGCTGCTGAGCTGGTGCAGGCCAGGGGTATCACTGTCGATGACAGCTACCCCCGCAAGGCCATCAAGAACATCGAGGTCCACCTCTATCAGGACGTCGGTATGGTCTTCCATGACAACCAAGCCTTTGTGGAGATCGCTATCGGCTAAGGCCGAATAGGCTAAATAGTAAGACAGCGCACGAGGCATGAGGATAGAGCGACGGCTCGAAAACCGCTTTTCCGAGAGCGGCCTCCTCTTAAACTCTTCTCGGAGTACAATCGGAGGTACGTGGATGCACAATAACAAATGCACTCGATGTGGTTTGGAGAAAACGCCCGAAAATCTAGACAAGTTCGGTACATATACTTCGAAATATACCGACAAGAAGTATCCTAAGTCGGTATGTAAGAAGTGTGACAACGAAATAGTAAAATCTGGGTTATACCGAAGAGAAAAACGGTCTCCAATGGCAGAGAATAGTAAATGTTCAAGTTTTTTGGGAATTTATATCGGGGAACGGGTTCTGTCGAACTATTTCGATCACGTAGAACGAATGCCCAATAATAATCCGGGATATGACTTTATTTGTGGTCGCGGGTTTAAGATAGATGTTAAAACCTCATGTGAGCGGGTTGGCAGACGTGGAATAAGATTCTGGAGTTTTGCTATACAGAAAAACAAAATTGCAGATCACTTCTTGTGTCTGGCGTTCGATGATAGAGAATCGTTGACCCCTGTCAGAATGTGGTTAATACCCGGAAACCGAATAAACCATTTGGAAATGTTATCGATATCTGTGAGTACATCAAGCGTTTCTAAATGGACCGCATACGAGAAGCCATTAGATAAAGTCCTTGAGTGCTGCAATGCTCTTCGTGAGCATTGATCTTGCTATTTTAGACCTTTCTTTTGAGGTGATAACTTTTGACTGGAATTCCTAAACCGCCCAACTGGTTCCGGGCGAGTGCGTCCGTGGACTCTGCTGCCATCATAGATGACTCGGTGGGCGCGGTGGACGTGGCCAACAGCCTGGTTCATGACATGGTGGCAAAGACGGCCCCCGTGGGCGCCGATACCATCCTGATCAACGATTCAGAAGCCGGCAACATAAACAAGAAAGCCACCCTGACCAATGTGGCCAACACCCTGGCCGGCACACCGGCCATCACCGGCCTGAGCAACACCGCCGGCGTCCTGACAGCAGCAATCAAGATCGCCCATCTGGTAGCCGATGAGAAGTCGAGCCTCTTCTTCGAAGGCCCGACAGAAGTTGATTTCGGTGTAGCCACAGCAGTCGATGAGAAGATCACCGACTCAGCAGGCGCAAAGGGCAAGCTCCTGATAGCGATTGGAATCGTGACTGAAGCGTTCAACGGCGATGCGGATAACACTATCAGCGTAAGCAATAACACGTTGCTTGGCGCTAATAAGATGTGCTCTGACATCATCGTCGATAAGGACGCTGCAGTCGCTGGCAACTGGCTTGGATCGGTGTTCGCCGGTCATCGGGTAGCTGGAGCAGACAACACGGTTGCGTCTGGTGCTGATATCTATGCATACAGCGCGGCAAACGCCAACCGGAGCGCGGGCAAGATGGTGTTCTTGCTGATATTCCAGAAGACCGCTTAAGGTCTTCTAAATTATTTTTTAGTAATAATAAACCGGGTGGTGCAAAATGACTTCATCTTATACGAGTCCCACGAATTCGAATACGGATTGGATCAGGGACAAGATAGGAGATATCGATTCGGCGGTTTTCATCCTCACTGATGAAGAAATCCAGGCCGAGATTACCGCCAACTCCAATCTCTACCTGGCCGCCGCAAACTGTTGTTTCAAGTGCACCACCCGATTGGGCGAGTACGGCGAACTGGCAGACAGATTCGAGCGCAGGGGCAACCAGCTCTTGAAGGAGGCCAGGCGGCATGCCGGGTTTACTTCGGTCACGCCTTCGGTGGGCGTTGTCACTGATTCCGGCACTCAGCCACATGATTATGATGTATCCGGAGAAGGGCATGCCAATTGGTCCCTGAATACCGACGATCTGCCTAACGAGGTCCGGGGCGTCGATATCTGATGCCTCCGTATGTTTATGTCGTCAGGGACACGGCTGACACCGATCCCACCACCTTAGAGCTGATCGACGGCCCGACGTACACCGAATACGGCTCTCCCTCCCCCAGCTCACCAGGCGTCGAGAAAGGCAGGTTTCGGCATCTGGCAAAGCGTGTCACCAAGACGGCGGCAACGCTGTTTAGCGGCACTTCGGCGGCTACCCTGACCCTAACCGGCACCTGGCCAACAGGAGGCGCTAGGCTCTCCATAGTGGCCTCCAGCGTCACCGGGCACACCGATTGCGCGGGCCGGGTCACTGTTAATGGCACCGAAAACATAGACTTTCTGGCTGCGGGAAAGAAGACCACCACCGCCGCCTTAACTTCGCTTCCCACCATCACGACCGCTAACCTGGATTGCAATCTGGTTATCACTGTCATAAGTTCTGGAGGCGCGCCGGTCTACACCGAGGCAGAGACGGATCTATATTGCAAGATTGAAATCAAGAACAAGAGCGTCCCAAGTCCCTCGGGTGGGTGGACCTCGATTCAGGCCACGACCTTGCAGGCGCGGGGCACTTTTGCTATCGGTGATACGATCAAATTCAACGTCGATAACCCCTTTGACCCAACGGACGGGATTGAATATCAGGTTTCATCCGTGAAGCCAAAAGTCGGCTACATGGGAAAAGAGAGCATCAAGATTTTGACATTCTAGGGAAGAGGTGTACTGCAGTACCCCTTATGATGATGGGGTGTAGGGGGAGAGAAAACCCACGGTTTTAACCGTGGGATGAATCGACCCCACTGTGAATATTGGGCAGTCGGAAAAGAGGCTACAATTGCTTAGAAGGTAGCGGTTCCCGACCACCAATAACTATATATCCTCATCTCCTAATATAGGTTTTGCTTAGAAGGTGCGGTATGAAGACAGCTTACAAATTCAGGATGTACCCTAACAAGCAACAGGAAGCTATGTTAGATGTCACTCTGGAAACTTGCAGGCACCTCTACAATACCGCTCTGGCTGATAGGAAGAATTGCTATGAGATGGAAGGCATTAGTAGATCCTATGAGGATCAAGCGGCCACCTTAACCCTTGAGAAGAAGGAAGGCAAATGGCAGGGAATCTTCTCCCAGGTTCTCCAGGACGTGCTCAGGAGGCTAGACAAGTCTTTCAAGGCTTTCTTCAGACGTGTCAAGGCAGGAGAGAAGCCGGGCTACCCCAGGTTTAAGGGCCGAGGCTGGTATAAGTCTTTCACCTACCCCCAAGCAGGGTTCAAGATCGAAGGCTCAAAGCTAACTCTTTCCAAGATCGGAACCATCAGGATCTTCAAGCATCGTGAAGTGGAAGGCAAAATCAAGACTTGCACTATCAAGAAAGATCTCCTGGGCCATTGGTACGCCGTCTTAGTGGCGGAAATCGAGGAGGCCCATATCGTTGAGCCAACAACCATAATAGGGGTAGACGTTGGACTGAAGAGCCTAATAACCACGTCTGCCGGTGAGTCAATCCAATACCCTCGATACTACATCCAGTTAGAGGAGACGCTTGCAGCGGCCCAAAGATCCCTTTCCAGAAAGAAGAAAGGATCGGCCAACAGGCGGAAGGCTAAAGCGAAAGTAGCTAAGATCAGTAAGAGAATTCAGAACCTCCGAGACGAATTCCTCAACCAGGTATCTAGAAAACTGGTCGATTCCGCGGATCTAATTGTATTCGAGAACCTTAACATTTCAGGTATGCTTAAGAATCACCATCTAGCAAAGCATATTCAAGACCATGCTTGGGGAAAATTGATCCAGTTCACTCAGAGCAAAGCTGCAAAGGCTGGCAAAGTGGTAGAACTGGTAGATGCAAGATATACATCTCAGAAATGTTCCCAATGTGGTATAATGGTACCTAAGACGCTGGCAGATCGAACCCATCTTTGTCCCAACTGTGGATTAGAGATGGATAGGGATCTCAATGCCAGCCTAAACATTCGCACCCTCGGACTGAGGGGAAGAGCCTCTAGAGACACTGCAAAAGCAGGTCAGTGAAAGAGGAAGCCCATGACTTTAGTCATGGGAGGAAGTCACTAAGATCTAGGTGATATAAATGGCAAAAATATATGGATTCAAATCGTCTGACGGTGAGCCAAAAGGCGTTGCTGTAAACGATGATGGCGAGCTGATTGTTAATCTTGCCACAGTAAAAGCAGATATCGCCCTCATGAAAGCTGATCTTGCGGCTATCCTCGCTATCCTGGAGAGCTGAACATGGGATTCGTCACCTACCCACCAATGAATTGGCGGGCATGCCGCCAAGTCTAGAGGGCTTGCGACTACGCAAAAAGTCGTGTCGCGTCTGGCAGGGTGACTCTTCTCCCTGATTAGGATGTGGTACGATGATGGTGTACTGGCTGCCCTGGAACGGGAAGAGGCTTCATCTATCATGCTATCCACCAGTCCAGTTACCCGGACTCGTGCTTCCGATTCCGTGTCCTTAGATTCGCTTGCTTGTACGAGCAGATTAAGCTGTTGTCTGTTCCCTGGCATCTCTCATCAGGGTGGAGTGCCCAACCAAGCCTTATGGCATTGGTTCCGCTCTGAGCAATGGACAATGATATATAGTACTTAGTACTATTTAAGTCTTATGCACACCTGTATACAGCTAAAGACGAAAACACGAGATCGACTCAAAGAACTTGGTAGGAAAGGAGAAAGCTATGACACAATCATTAACCGGATCTTGGATGAAAGAGATAACAGCGGGGTACGCTCCTCCCGCCTCTGAAGAGACGGGAATCCGCTACCCCTGCCCCCGACGAGTCTTGAACCGCCTTCCAGCCAGGCAGGACGGCTACTACAATCGCAATAGAATGTGGAAGAACAAGGGCAGCGATACCGCAGCCAACCGTAGGACGCTCGTACGGTCTGAGGTATAGATGGCAACCGGATCTTATCATTGTCCTGTATGCGGAATTGGTTTTGAGGCAAGCATCCTGGTAGGGGCAGATGTCGTCTGCCCCAATGGCCATACACTGCCTTATGATGTCGATCCGGGCGAAGATACTTCGACTTGTGATTGCCCTATATGCCAAAAAAGGTTCAGTGTCGATCTTGTTCTAGGGCTGCCTGATTGCGATGAAGCAGACGAATCGGCTTGGGCTGAATATTACAACGAATCTGAAGATGGTGATTTTATGACGTTCCTGAATCGCCTCCCAGGGAGGCAAGATGCGTATTACAATCGCAATAGAATGTGGAAGAACAAGGGCAGCAGCCTGGCAGCAGACCGGAGGACGCTCGTATCCCCTAGTCACCTGATCGTGAATGTCGGGGGAGCCGGGAACCATTCCTACGAGCTGGCCGCCGCTGTCGAGCTGGACCTTGACACCGCGGCCAATTGGGACGATTCGCAGTACGCCACTCCGGCCAACCGTGCCGGCAAAGACTTTTATATCTATGCCTGCGTCCCAGTAAGTGGCTATACTCCGGTTCTCATCCTTAGTGCCGCCACCACCTACCCGGCTGGCTACACCGCAGACAATAGCCGCAAAATCGGCTGCTTCCACTGCGAATGCGCGAATGTTGGCACGATCTCCGGCCATCCCCTCACAGGCTACCTGGCAGGAGATATCATCCCTCGGTCTATCCAAGATCTCAAGCACCGGCCATATGGACGCTTCCTTCCTGGGTTTGCCTGGGGAGGGCCGACCGATTTCGACAGCCTGAATTATGCGCCTCTGTGGGCCTCGATATACCACCTCTCCGGCACAGGAGCATCTATCGCATCAGTATTCGGAGCTGCCGCGACTGTCTCTCGGAATTTCTACGATTTCGCAGACGACTTGAAAAATATAGGCGCTAGGATGATGACAGACTGGGAGTTTGCGCAGCTCCACAGTGGCACGCCAGAAGAGACGAATATCTACGGGAGCGCGAATCCGACGACCGTTGGTGGACATGTGGATACTGCATCCAGAAGGATCGTCTCAAACATTGGCTTGGAGGACATGTCCGGAGTCTGGTGGACTTGGCTCCAGGATCGGCAGAGCTACATAGCCGGAGCGGATTATGCCACAGCAATTGTGTTCAGCTACGAGGATATCAGCGGGACAAGAGGGTCCCATTACGGTCAAGGAACATGCCAGGCACAGGCAGCGGTTATTGCGGGCGGTTATTGGACTTCTGCGGCGTCTTGCGGTTCGCGGGCGCGTTATGCGCTTTATCGGCGGTCGGTTGCGCATTCGTCTTTCGGTTGCCGCGCGGTCGCGGAGCCACAGTAGTCGTTATTCGTGCCTATGCGCAGCATAGGCCGGTAATAGGTCGGGCGAGTCGAGCAGTTATTGCAGGCAGTAATTGGAATAATGCGACGAATTGCAGTTCGCAGGCACGTAATGCGAATAATCAGCAGTCGAATACGAATTCGAATATCAGTTGCCGCGCAGTCACAGATCTAGGATTGGTTGCGAAGCTAACTCCTAGCTGGACTCGCTGACCTTGTCGAAAGGCAAAACACACAACGGAGGAGAGGAGCAGCTAGTAACGCAAGAAAACGTTGCTTCTCTCAAAAATAATCATGAAGCGACACGGAAATCTTTGGGATAAGATAACTGAGCTGGATAATATCTACTTGGCATATAAAAAGGCCCGAAAAGGCAAGAGCTGGCAGAATACTATCAGCCGGTTCGATGATGATCTGGATGAGAACATTTTCAATATCATGGACGCTCTGATTGAAAAGACCTTCACCACATCTCCGTACACGGAGAATATGATCTACGAACCGAAGCAGAGGATCATCTACAAGCTGCCTTTCAATCCTGACAGAGTGGTCCAACATGCCTTGATGAACGTCCTTGAGCCAGTTTGGAGCGGCCTGTTCATCCATGACTCGTATGCATGCAGGACCGGAAAAGGAATTCATGCCGCAAGTCGAAGAACTATGGACTTTATCAGAGCGGCAGGACACGGCGCTTATTGCCTGAAAATGGATATCTCGAAGTTCTATCCATCGATAGACCACGACATCCTATTTGGGATCGTCCGGAGAAAAATCAAGTGCCCGGACACTCTATGGCTGCTGGGGGACATCATCTACAGCATTCCAGGAGGCAAGAACGTGCCGATTGGGAACTACACAAGCCAATGGCTTGGCAACCTCTACATGAACGAGCTAGACCAGTTCCTGAAGCACGAAATGAAGATCAGGTATTACATAAGATACTGCGATGACTTCGTTCTGCTCCATCAAGACAAGAGGTTCCTGCGACTGGTGGCCGAGGAAATAGAGCGTTTCCTTGCGGAAAGGCTTGATCTATCCTTGAGCAAGAATGATATATTCCCTGTACAGCAGGGCATAGACTTTCTGGGATACCGACATTTTCCGAACCACATTCTTGTCAGGAAATCCACCGCAAAGCGAATCAAGCACAGGATGCAGGAACTTCCTCGCAAGTTGGCCAGAGGAGAGATATCTCTGGACCAATACAGATCTTCAATAGCATCTACAGAAGGATGGCTTCTATGGGCGAATAGCTTCAACTTCAAGCAATCTCTGGGGCTTGCCAATGCCTGAACGGTTCGGAGACTTCGCCGAAGAAGAATCATTCGAAGGAGAGAAGCTCCGGCTCGACGAGGTCCTGAACAAAGAAATCCTGGTTATTGGATACAAAATCAAAGACAGTCACCAGAAGAAAGGCACACAATATCTCACGATTCACTTCGAACTGGAAGGTAAGCAGCACATCACTTTTACGGGCTCGATCGTGCTGATGAACCAGCTGAAGAAATATGAATCGCATCTGCCATTTCTATCAATTATAAAGAAAATAAATAGACACTACACGTTTTCATGAGGTGACACGATGAGAGGATACCCTAACGGCCCGCTCACCAAGCGGGATTACGAGAATCTGTTGACCATGCCAGAGTATGAGAAACGGGCCAAGGCAGATCTGGCAAAACTTGCAGCAATTGATGACAGCAAGATCACCGTCGACCAGGGCACGGAAAAATCACCGAAACTCGTGGAAATTGACAACCCTATGCCGGCCTGGAAGCGAGCGGGGTTCAAAGACACATCAGAGCTGGTTGCTCTGGCAGACGTGAAGCCTGAATTGATCGAAAAGGCATGATTTCATGAGAGTGACCGATGTGGACTGACGGGCCATGTTCCGGGGATGGGACCGGGCGATGTCCTTTTCGTCCGGTTGGTGGCCGATGAAGTTCTAGCCGAAGGACAGCGAAGAAGAATAGTAATCAGGAGGGACGATGGCAAACGTTGAAATATTTCAGTGGGGCACTCAGACAATGGCCTGGGCGGGAGACCAAGGGTGCTCATGCTCGGGGCAGAAGACAGCGCTGCAATCCGGATATAAGTTTGAAGAGAGATGATTTCATGAAAAAGATTGATCCTACAAAGATCTGGTGGTTAATTTGACATCCGATAATACTTTAGAATCAATGAAAGGACCGATAGTTGTCGTGTCCCTCATCATCGTTTTTGGATTGGCCATAACATTTGGCCAGAACATGTCTGATGCGGACAAGCTGGTGGGCTTCGTGATCACCGGGTTGGCGACAGTTGGATACATTTCCACCCATCAGCAGAAGGCTCTGCTGGCTGCCCAGGGATATCTACAGCCCATAATGACTGAAGTGGTATCCGATATCCGAGGAATGGAGCCCGAAGCCCGAGTAATAGTAGCGAAACTTGAACAGGGGAAGGCCCCAACAGCTCAGGAGATCGCAGACCTCTACCCAGACATCGAGGAGCTTATCGGCGATCTCCAGAAGCTGGTTCCGGCTACACAATCGGCCATCGAGGAGGCGACGTGAGATGGATTATCTAATCCTGATATTTGGCCTGATCCTGGTAGTGGCGATATCGGTGGCAATTCTCATTGTCTACATCAAACGAAACGTCGAGAATGCGATGGTTGGCGCCATCGCCAAGATAGAAGCCGTAGCCGATTTCCTTGAAGAATCGGACGAGATCGAGCCGCCCGAGGCAAAGGCAAAGAGGTTTGTCGATCTGTCAGAAGACCAGATACTCCTAGACCTCAAGGTCGGGGGGAAAATGAGGCTGGCATCAATGGGCATTGCAGGCGTAAAGGCTCAGCTTGAAAGTGCCGCCTACATGTTAGGATACAACAAGGGGGGCTAGGTCATTCGGAGAGTAATCGTTTACTGGAGGCTGGCTTTTTTCGGCGCGCTGATCATATCGGCTCTTGCGATGGCGGGTTTGGTTCTGGCCGTAAGCTGCCTGAATGATAGTGATGCCAGCGTTTCAGAGCTGGATATATCCGGCTCAGGGGCCATGAGGGTCCAGAACTATGGCGACCACTACCGGGACGATTCAGGAGTAACGGACGGAAAGTACGTCTACAGCATGGACCGGACCTGGGAGGATGGAAACGAGACAGTCCAAAAGAGTTTCGTTTTAACCAGTTCACGGGGAGGCGGCCTGCTGGATCGAGATATCGAGATGATATCCGGGGCCGGGAACAAGAGAATCTACCGGACCACGAACATTGAAGGAGACTTTGAGGCGGGGTCCGAAACCACGTTCACCATCACGCCAGCAGGAGTCGAATCTTCGGAGTCCACGGTCACACTCGATGTCGCCAACGGCACTGCCCGGCTCGATATCAGAGTAATGAACCTGACCAACCATGGCCCGGCGACGATCCTGGATTTGCAGGCGGTCGGCAATTTCACCATGCGGAGCTATTATAATCTCTCGTATGAGGAACAGGCGCAAGTGATTGAAGATCCGCTGGCGTTCTGTTTCGCCCTGGACAGAGACAACATACGAGATACCACCGTGCCCGATTCTCTGTACTTCCTGCCTCCCGGCTATGAGATGGTAGACGGCAAGCTCACCAAGAGCCAGAACACCCCCGTGTCAGAGTCCGAAATAGAACCAGCAAACGTAGTACCGGCTGCCCGAAAAGAACGGGCGGCCAAATAATTTTGAGGTGATTGAAAAATGAGATACATGTTTCTACTGATTGCACTTTTTGCAGTCATCGGTATAGCCAGCTCTGCGGAGCTGAAAAACACCGTCACTGCTTCTGCAGTGGACGGATCTGGAGCAAACGTCAGCAGCAGCGCGGATGCTGCGATCGTGATCAACGAGACCGCATCAGGCATACTCCTGAAGGATGTCGAGAAGAAGGCCTACAAGCCCGGAGAGGTGGCCAATTACACATTCAGACTGTCCAACACTGGAACTGCTAAGCTTACTGGCATCAAGGTAGTTGACGATCTGCTAGGCCCCATTGCCATGAGCACTTCTGAGGTAGGGCCTGGAGAGTTTGCTGAGGGGACCGCCCAGATGAAGGTGACGGAGGATATGCTACCCGGCCCGGTGATCAACTATGCGGTAGCCACAATGCAAGGAGCTGGTCAGACCATCACCCTCAATGCCAGCGCCGTATTCGAGATCGAGGCCATCCCGGAGATCCTGATCACCAAGCTCACAGACGTAAGCTCTGCCGATATCGGAAATGAAGTGGTATATACCTTCACAATCGAGAACACCGGCAGCAGGACGCTCTACAATGTGAAGGCGGTAGATGACAAGCTGGGGGATCTCGCCCTTCCGAAGACCACGTTGGCTCCAGGTGAGAATATCACGGTGACAAAAAACCACGTAGTGACCATTGAGGACATAGAGGGATAAGCGTGGCTGAGTCAGACGCTATTATCATGGCAATTGGCTTGTTGTTAGGCTTCTGGCTCATGCTTTTTTTGCTGTTCTATATATTCTGGCCCAGACGATGACCACCAGCTTCCAGAAGGCCCTGGCCATCATGGCCAGCGTGGCATCCGTCCTAGCCGGAGTGGTGACGATAGCGAGCTACCTATCTGGCGAGGACGTGACTTTGCCGCCGCCGCTGGTTACGTCTTCATCCGATCGACAGCCCATCATCATCCAAGCCCGGGCAGTATTTCTTGATAATGATAAGATCTATATATTAGACTATGATAATAATTTGATCGAGTGGAACGAATCTTTAGAAGTGGAGGTACTCTGAATGGGGTTAATCGGAAGGCTCCGCGCGGCATGGGCGGCGTTGGTGAGCGATGAACACGATAATGAGTCTCATCGATATGGAATTGTGATCGGCGGTGTCTGCGACCAGCTGGCTGGGCGGAGGTGAAACTCCCATGAATCTTGAAGACATTCCGGGCATTAGAAAGCAGTTCCAAGACCTAGAAGATCGGGAAAGGCAAATATATGAAGATATAAAACACGGGCGGGCAGAAACCAAGGAAAGGCGTAATATCAAATATCCGTATATTGATCCCATCATCGAATATCCGCAACTGACAAGTATTACCAACGAACGAAGAGAACTTGCCCTCAAACTTTTCGATACTGATTTACGGATAGGTTACGACGATTGGGAAGAAGATCCGCAACAAATGCTGGATTGGATAGAGCATTTCCTAAAATATGACTCTCCCTGAATATGTCATCCAAGACATCCTGAAGAAGTTCGGGCCCAAGATCAAAGCCTATCTAGAGGCGGTCGGGTTCTTCGATGTGGAAGGCACCTACGGGCCCATGGACCTCATCCAGCCGGGCCCGATGCAGAAGTATGTACTATCATCCAAGGCCAAGAACAAGGCGGTATGGGAGTTCCTGGAGGGCACGCTGCTCAAGGAGATGGAGCTATCCAGCGCGGAGTTCGCGAGTGCGTATGGCCTGACCGAAGTCTGGAATGTGAGCGACATCGCAGAAAAGTACTTCCGCCCTCGGGTCGGAACCGCGATCAAGCTCATGACATCGACCGACAAGAAGCTCCTTACCAATTTCATATTCTCCAATTCCGGGATGAACGAGCGACCCCTTGCCAGAGCGATTCTGAAACAGCCCAACTTGTCATCGATTGTGGACAATTCGGGTTTCCGGGCGCGGCGGATCATTCGCACCGAACGGCACCGCATGACCTGGGGCAGCTCTCTTGAGTTCGCAAAAGGAGCAGGATCTCAGACTAAAGAATGGGTTACTGTCGGTGATGGCAGGGTCCGGCCCGCTCACCAGAAGCTCAACGGCGAAGTTGTGGGCATAGACGAAACCTTCTCCGATGGAGAGCAATACCCCGGGGAGCATGATATCAACTGCCGTTGTCATCTTGAATACGGGTTTGGGAAGAAGTCTAAAGAGTCTTTTGTAGGCCTCTCTGACGCCCAACTGGGAGAGCTATATGATTGACCTGAAGATAGACACTTCCAAGCTCCGGGCAGAGATTGGCCGCGAGATCGCCCGCCAGGACGGACTCTGCCAGAAGGTGGCGGAGCAGATGCTAATCGAGGGCAAGAATGCGGCACACAAGTTGAGCCTGAAGGACACCAACTTCATGGACGACGGCATAGAGAGAGCAAGCGGCGTGAAACGGCTTGCTCCCTGCATATATGAGATGACGCTGGGGTCAGATGCCGATTACACGTCGCATCAGGAATTTGGTCCGAAGTCTGGAAAAAGAGTTTGGAGGTTCCGGCCTTTCATCCGGCCAGGATCGGCCATCATGCAGGCGAAGGCCCGAGAGTGCATAGACAGAGTTTATGAGGGCTAACCAATTACTACATGGCCTTCTGCATCTGATATATACGATGTGGTGCTTCCCAGTCCGCCGATACTGTATTCCTCGTAATATACCACGGTCCATCGACCAGTGTCGATTGTTCTGGTCGCAAATATAGCTTTGGTTGGCCCATCTCCAATCAGAAGTATTTTGAGCATGTTTGGATTTTCGTCTGCCGGCATGCTCACTTCATCAGAAGGTATCTCTACTTCCGGCGCACTCTCAACGACCGTGCCGTTTCGTATGGTCTTGGTTATGCCCCCATGTAAATCCCAGATATCACCACATCCGATCCCCACTACCAGTATGATCGCTAATAGAATTTTCAGCATACCAAAATAATGAGTTTTCAAGGATAAATAATTATGTCTACGCTCTCCTCAGCATTGGCCGCCTCCCTCCAGAACTCGGACACCATAGGGCCGCTCATTACTGGTGTTATCTCCGGCAGGAACTTCTCACTCCAGGATGAGATGGTGAGCAATTCGCCCTATGCATGCCTGATGGTCGCTGATATGCCTTCGCATGGAGTTCCATATTTGGGCGGCGATAATGACCGTGTCTCTGGCCAGATCGAGGTCCGGGCGGTGTCTGCATCATCCGAAGATGCCGCGAAAGCCCTGATCGAGGCGGTGAAAGCCCATCTCAGATCTCTATCCTCATTACCCTGGGGCGGGGGGCAATTGTCCTTCGGCCTGGTGGGATGGAGCCTGTATTCCGACACAAGCGAAGACCTCCTTCAGTGGATCGAGATTCTTACAATAGATTTCAAGGCGGTGGAATGAATAACGAAAGTTCTCTTATCATCTCAGGCCTATTCGGGCGCGGACATGCGGTTTATCAACCAGCTTATCCATACCCTGGCAGAGCAGCCCAAAGGCATCCAGTTGGGGTACAATTTTACTCAGACGTCCGTGATCGACGTTGGATTATCGATCGCGGCAACCGACTTTCTGAAGACCGATTTCGACTATTTCTTTTCGCTTGACTATGATATCATTTTCAATCCACACAACGATCCGGCCTATCCACCTGGCTACGAGATTAAGCGCTTGGTGGACTCGTGCAAGGAGACTGGCGGCATGGTGGGCGGCCCTTATCTGAAACGAGGGAAAGAAGACCAGCTGTGCGTCGTCCCGCTAAAAGAGGGGAACGTTCTCATAGGGCCTGGCGGCGGTATCACAGAAGTCCGATACCTGCCCACCGGATGCACGATGATTTCCAGAGAGATCCTGCAGAAAGTGGCAGATAGCATTGGTCTGGCGAGGTTCGATTCCAATACTTGGATCTATCCGTTCTTCATGCCGATGGTCCATCCGGATTACGACGGGACACCAATGTATCTCACTCTCGATTTTGCGTTTAGCCAGAGAGTGAGAGACGCTGGATTCAAAGTTTTTTTGGATAGTCGCATCATATTGGGCCACATGGGCACCAAGATGTATGCCGTACAGCGGCAATGACGTTCTAGACTGAGCCACGAAGAAAAGTAGCTACTAGGAGGATAATTGAATGCCGTTAGCAATAACACTTGGAAGAGACGCAAAATTGCGCGTTGCCACGACCGGGACAGCCACAACAGTTGTTCTCGGGGTACAGAGCGTATCAATCGATGCCGGTTGGGAAACCAAGAAGCTCACGCATCTGGAAGACACTTCCAAGACTACCGTGCCGCTTCTGAAGAGTTGGACGGTCACCGGTACTCTCACGGAAGATTTTGCAGACGCTGGTCAGGATATCATTCGGACTGCATACCACAATGGAAGTAACATAGCCTTTATGATCTATCCAGGAACGGCGACCGCCACCACCACAACTTACATGTGTGCGTCGGGGATGGTCACCAAGTATGGACCAAAGTATGATCCGATGAATGAAAACTCCGCGTCTTTCACGATCGAGGAGAATGGTGTAGCGATGACCATGCCGTCATAAGGAGGGCCCGACAATGGCTCTTAGTATAACAGTTGGAAAGGTGGCCGCCCTGAAATTGTGCAGTGGCACGTCCCAAGACCTGACGGACGAAGCCATGAGCGAGGTGGATCTATCAGCAGATCCATCTTCTTATAGGCCTCGCTATACGGTCTATGAGATCACGGATGTGGACAAGCGCAATCTGGACGACGGCACGGTGCCTGTGTTCCAGTACTCCGAAGGCGGCACAGCCGCATACCAAACGCTGACAACCCAAAAAGTTGAGTATCCGGATTGCCGGATCTATCTAGCAACTGCGTTGGGATCGACGGATACGGTGATATGCCACTCCGGAAAATATCTTGCGCCTACGTCGGTCACCGGCGTAAAAAACGTCTCGTTAGATCTCACATGGGACAACGAAAAGGTCATGTTCCTGAGGGACACTGCCAAACGAACCGTCCTCAAGCAAAAGGAGTGGACGGCGTCAGCCGAAACCGTGATGGTCAAGACATGCGCGACTCTGACAACTGACATAACCGGAGATAACAACGATATCGTCTATACCCACACAGATGGAGGTACGGCGGGAAACGACATATCGATAGAATATGACACGCCCGGTGCGGGCGCGTTGGCGATCGCTGTTTCCGGAAATGATATAGTTGTGACACCGAACACTGCCACAACTGCCGCTCAGTTGGTGGAGGCTATCAACACCAATGGCCAATGCCAGGATCTAAAAGTCAGGGCAGAGCTGAAATCGGGCGATACCGGCGCGGGGACACTCGTGGTGATGGCACACACACATCTATCGGGCGGCTTGGAGCCAACCGACTGGACTGACGTGAACGGATCTGGCGGAGACGAAACTGCCGTTGCCATCTTCTATTCAGACGAAGACAGCGACATACGATGGGTGGATTATTGTTTCATTCCGCGATCATCTATCAACGTTGCCGGGGATGGGATCAGCGGTGTTAATCTGACCTTCGAATCTCGTGGTGGCAAAAACTGCGGCCCCTTTCTGAGAAAACAATAGCTACATTTTTATAGATAGCTATCTGGTGGCCAAAACCTAGGCTGTGCACCCTAAAAACCGTCCTCCTGAGCGGCTGGTTTTGGCCTATTTCTATCAGGATCATTACAGGAGATGAATAAATATGGCAACTAAGAAAGGATTATCGTCAGTAACAATAATTTTGGATAGACCAAGAACCCTGAGATGGCCGAACGGCATAACCCGAGAGTTCGAAGAATGGGCTCTATCGTACATGGGCCTGCCCAAGACTGGTGTGGGACGGTCAGAGGACCGTAATATTGTGATTGGTGCCGAAGGCATAATCATGCAGGGACTCACAAATGCGACCCTCCAGACATATGCTCTCTTCTATGCCCTGAAGCACGAAGACCCCGAGCTCACCGTCGAGGCAGTGGACGAGATGATCAGCGCCTACAAGGAAGCCGGGAAAGATTATGATGAGCTTCTGATAGCCATCCAGCGGTCTTACCTCCTGAGCAATCACCCTTCTTCTCTTGCCTCTCAAGAAGAGAGGTGGAAGAGCTTCAAAGTAATGAGGGGGATGGAGCAGAAGATCCAGGAGAAGAGGGAGAAAGCGAGCAACAAGAAGGTAGCGGCAGCTATAACCCGACTGGAGAAGCAACTTCAAGAGATCGATTCTGGCGAAGCACCGCCCGCCTCGGATACTCCCTCGGCCTAAGTCCTAAAGAACTTTGGACAGAATACACTTACAATGAACTGATCGCCAGGCTGCACTTTTACCGGGAACGCCGGGACGAAGAAATTTATCTGTCTAAAGTTTCGGCGTTCCATAACCTGGTAGCTATGTCGCATTTGCACGGTGAAGGTAAGAAAGGGTTCAACGACATTTTCCCGGCCGTGCCACTAGCACCGCCAAAAAAGAAATGCACAACAGAAGAACTCAAAGCCGAATTTGAGAAGCACAAGATGAAAATGGGGTGATCTTTATACCAGCATTCGAAATTACTGGAATTTACAATGGCTCTGCGGTAGAAGCGGGCATTCGTGCAAACATTCAGTATCTCCAGCAACAGCTTAACTCTCTCAAGGCCCCCAAGATCGCCCCTCAAATGGACATGTCCGGCTTCCAAATGGACATGTCCGGCTTCTTCAGCCAGATGGACAAGGCTGCAGGGCAGGCCACCCAAAGCCGGATGAGCAAGCTGTTCTCGGGCGTGAATTTTGGCAGCATCGGCAGGCAAGCAGGTAGCCAGTATGCTACATCATTCATGGCCGGCCTGGGGCCTATTGGCGGCGCGGCATCTGATCTAGCTATGGCCATCGGGCCGATCGGTCTGGCTGCGGGGGTAGCTGCTGCAGGGATAGCTCTCATCGGGGCCAAATCGGTCCAAGCCGCTGCAGCCTGGGAAAGCATGGCGACGTCCATAGGCCGCACAACAGGCCTGGAAGGCCGGAACCTCCGAAACTTCATGGATGACCTCCAGGATCTCAGGATGGAGATGGGGATCACTGGCCAGGCAGCATCTGATATGGCTATTCAGGCCGGTTCAATCGGAGTCGGCCAGATGAAGTTCCAGTCAGGTGACATGGTAGGATATGCCAAAGAACTGGCAGATTTTGTCAAAGCCACTGCCATGCTTCAGGGTGCGTGGGAAGGCATGTCCGCCGAAGCCACAAGCGCAGGCATCGGCAAAATGGGATCTGTGACCATAGGGGCCTGGAACGCTCAGAGAAGGGCAATGGGTGAGCAGGAGCTTTCGTGGTCGGATTATGCCGAATCGGTAGGCGGAAAGGTGGACTCCCTAGCCAACACCATGGGCAGCTCCGAGGAGGAGATCGTCACCGCTATGAGGAACGCCTCCAGCGCGGTAGCTTCTTATGCGCCCACGGAAGAGACTTATGGCAAGTGGCTGGCCCTGTCGTCCTTCCTGATAGACACCGGCGCGAGCGCCGGAGAAGCCGGAACTCAGATCGAGAGGATGGCCAAAGGCGCAAAACAGCACGGCGCAGAGCTTGGGGCAATCCTGGGAATGGACAAACCCCAGTTCCAGGCCGCCCTGAAAGAAGATTTTGTAGGCACCTTCCAGTCTATTGCCGAAGAGCTAGCCAGCATGCCCGAGGGCGATAGGCCCGACATGATCAAGCTCCTCGGCATAGAGGGCTCCGGGGCTATGGACAAGATGATAGCCGATATCAAAAGCGGCGTCGGTAAGCTCAACAAGGCTATCAAGCTCGATCCGTCCAACATCTCAGAAGGCTTTGAGAAGGTTGCGGACGACGCCAATACCGCCTTCGCTAGGATCGGTCAGGCTGCCCAAGTCAGCTTCGAGCAAATGGGCGGGGTTATCCTGCCCATAGTGACCGACATCGCCAACGCTGTAGCCGATGCCTGGCAGGGAATGAACGTGGCCGGTTCCGAGCTGTGGAAGGCCGGGGCGGGCATAGTGGAGAACCTGTCCAAGGGCAACCTCGGGGATTTTGCCCTCAACGGCGAGTGGTATAACGTCTCTCTCTCGGGTATCCGCAAAAAAACGGCTGAAGAAATAGCAGCCGGAGCAAAGGAAGGCGCGGATGGGGCATCTGTCGA